TGTTTGCGCTGGACGTGACACAGGATAAGTTTTTTTGTAGAGAATATTTTGGCCTCTGGTTTGATTATAAATTTTTCTACCAAACGTATCTCTCTACTGCTTTATTGAAGTTTTTATTCTATCGTAAAGGTACTCCTCGAATGAATCTATCCTTTTCATCCGACCAATGTACGAATCATAAAGATTGTGAGTGTGATTTGTATGTCTCTGGAATTGAACCTATTTCTTCTTTTGTTGTATTGCGAAAGATTGAAGGTGTGGCACGTGATCTGCGCGCCATGTATGGTGAGATGACCGCTCGTTTAACTCGTGATTATTCTATAGCTGGTGGCAAAGTTATTCCTAACCTTGTTCCTAATGTTACTGCTCATTTAGATAATCTAATGCGAGCTAGTGCTGGTTTTGATTCTAGTGTTATTAGACCCCAGTTCGAGTATAACAATATGCCTCGAATGATACCTCGCGTTGATTCGAAATTTTTAACCTCTATTACACAACGTATAGATCGATGGTATTTTTCTCGTCTTGGTCTTAATATAGATGACATGATATGGCGTAGTGACGCTGATAATTTGGATTACCAAACAATGATCGTTCCTTCTCTTCGAGAACTTGCTTTTAAACAGGTTTCTTTTAGTCATTATTGTAATGGGAAGCGATATGGTTATTCTAGTTGGTGCGCTACAACTGAATCTATAACATCTGAAGACATATTAGCCAATTTTCAAGACTTTTCTCATGATACATCTACTCGAGATGCTGGTTATGACCTTGCTAAGAGGTATTTCCCAGAAGCCCTTAATATGTTATTTTATAAATTTTATCGTAGTGATCAATACTTTAAGAAAGTGATATTTGACTATAATCCAATTGCGTGTGTTCGTGAAATGAATTTAATGGCAAGTTCTGGTATTCGACCTGGCGATGCAAAATCGCTAATTGTTGGTACTACTTCTGTTCGAATATCTCCAATTGGGAAGAAACTCGAGCAGTTACCTCATGCTATGAAGACACACATTGAGTGGGTTAAGGAAGTTCGACGTGGTGGCACGCCCTATTTACCATCGTATTGTGTAATAAAAATAAAAGCTGAACGGAAGTGTGGTTATGCTAAGGATCTTGCTGGCCTCCGCAAGTTACAACATAAGAAAAGAGAATTTAATACAACTAACACTTTGAATCAGCTTCATTCTACATGGGTTAATGGTCCTCGAATAAAATTGGAGCGTGGTAATGCAATGAATATTGGTCGCAAGTGGTGGAATGGTGGTGCCTTGGAATTTGCTCGTTATTTGAATTATGATATGAATGGCATGTGTTGGTATGAGGGAGATTATGTTTCTCATGATAAACATATAAAGGATTTTTTATTAATATTGTACCAATCAACTAATGTATGCTATTATGATTTTGAAAAAATGACCCCTGATCAACAACATATATTTTTGGTTGCCAATTCTCAAGCTCTTTTTAATATGGTTGTTCGTCCTACTTGCCATACTGGTAATGTTTGGCGAATACTTGAAGGTGTTCTGTATTCTGGTGGGAAAGAGACGAGTAGCGCTGGTTCCTTTATAACTGTCTTCACATTTGCAATTTACATTTGTCACACTATGCGTTTGTATCCGGCGTTAAGTCGTCAAATATTAAGATCCCTTGAAATGGGATTAATTCTTATTGCTGCCTATGGTGACGATCATTTGTGGTGTGCTCCCCGGTCACTTAGGAAGGTGCTGAATGAAGATGAGTTTGCTAAGGTGTCTCTTGATTTATTTGGTATGGTGATTCAAGAGAAGATGGCCCATGATCTTTTCTTGTCGACAGTTAATGAAAAGACTGGTGAACTTAAGTCTGTTGGCCCTAAGTTTCTTAAACGTTATTTTATACAAGGCCCTGATTGTCCTGTTTTACCATTTAAGCCGTGTTCTGAAACTGTTGCTAAGCTTCTTGCACCAACTAGTAATTTACCATTTGACACAATAATTCGTAGTATTGGTCAGGCTTGGGATACCATGTTTACAAATCCTGTCTCGTATAACATTTGTTATTTTGTGTATCGAGATATGTTACGACTCGACACCCGAACTCCAATGCAAATTTTTGCCCAGATGACCGCTGATTCAGAAAATTACAAAGAATTGTGCAAGAAATTGGATATTGATATTAATGTGATGTTAGCTGGTTTTCCTGATTATAACGATCGTCGGGTTGAGTATCATCGAT